TATGGTCTAAGTTATAATCCTGCTTCTAAAACAAGAGAAGACTCAGACAGGGCCATACGCGATGCTCTGGATTATTATAAGGTCGGAAATGAAATTATTGTGGCTCCGGAACTTTATATTTTTGATACTTGTTCAAGAATTATTTACGAACTACAACATTACCAATGGGATGATTGGAGAGGCATGTTGGCCGAGAATAAATCTCCGCGTGAAAAACCGATGGATAAAGATGACCACACAATCGAAAATCTCGGTCGTATCCTTATCAAAGATTATTCATGGTTTCTTCCGCATCCGATTAATCCTGTGCGCTCATCAAATGGGCCAACAGTTGAATCACTTGATCCATATGAATAAAATTAGAATATTAGCTATTAAAAAATTTCACAATGTAGACGTTTTGGTCCGTCAATTGGAAACGTTTTACTTTGAATACATTTTTTGGTTTAAAGGTAAATATTATCAGAATCTGATTAAAGTCAATCCGTCCTTACTCAATAGAATTTTTAAAATTGGTTTCTCGGAAGATGAAATGAAGAAAATTACTACAACTGTCTTGATTAGCGCTTATACCGTCATATCTAAGCTTAAAAAGTTGTCCACAGGTGGTGCTATTGACACAATGACGCCGAAGTATTAAACTATCGATATATGCCACAGAATTTTCTTAATTGTATTAATGGTGGTGGTCGTGTCCGCACCAAGAGAATCAGTAAAGATAAATATATTAAGATCTGTTATTTGAACGGAAAAAGTTACTCCGGGGAGGTGCATGAGTATAAAAAGATTTTCAAAAGGAAATAGAATTTAATTAACGGAGAAATAGTGAAACCGATATATTGATATATAATCGGTTTTTATTATGGAAAGTTCAGCCAATAAAACGTGGGACGATTTCGGGGCCGAAAAACAAGATTTGATTATTAAGCAAGTCCAGAAAGAGTTTAAGATTGCTGATAGCTATTTAGAACCTAAAAAAGAGACATGGGAGAAACGCCTGAAACTTTATAATAATCAAAAAAGAGATCAAGAGAACGTTGGCCATCCTCTTTTGTTTACGATATTTAATACAGTGCTTGCTAATCTATATGACGATTCAATAGCCGGCAAGTTTGGGCCGGTAGAAGATGGAGATTATGAAGCATGTGAGAATCTAACCAGCGTTGCGGAATACGACCGCCGGTTGATGGAAAAAGATGAACTTGATTATTATTGGACATGGGACGCTTGCTTTTACGGCAAGGGTCTTGTTTTATTAGATAAATTTGACAGGAAAAAGATGTGTCCTATTCCTGTCAGTATTAATCCTGCCACTTTTTTGCGCGATCCTCGTGCTATTTCTATCAACGGAGATATTGAAGGCAACGGCTCTGCTCGGTTTTTCGGTTGGGAATCCGGAATGGCTAAATTTGAAATGGAGAAAAAAAATGTTTATTTTAACCTTGATAGTCTTTTAACATCAAAGGAAATCAACGACGCTATTGATAAAGACAGAGAAGCTAAGGACAATGCGGCCAATAGGCAGAACGAGAAAAATACCGAAGAAGAAATGACGGAGAATTACAATTATCACATCCTCAAATGGTTTACGATTATTGACGGTAAAAAATATTATCTTGAATTAGCCAATGACAAAAATTTAGTTATTCGTTTTCAGGAATACAAAGATGAACTGTGGCCAATAATTGAACGTTCTATTTTTCCCATTTCTCGTGATTTTGATGGCGTGAGCATCCCTGATCTCATCGAAGATAAACAACGTGCCAGCGCCGTCTTAATAAATCTCGGACTTATCAATGCGAAGGCGTCGATATATCCGATGTATTTATTTAATAAAAACCAAATCAAAAATCCAAAAGACTTAGATTTCGACTTTAATAAATTTGTCCCGGTTGATGGCGATGTCAGGACGGCCAGCGTTCCGCTGCAAAAACAAGAGATTACCAATTCGGTTAATTTTATTCTTAATCTTATTGATTTAGCGGCTCAAAAATCAGTAGCCGCGCCGGAGGTCAGTCAAGGTGTTCAATCAAGGGTTAACAGAACATTAGGAGAGATTCAGAGAGTCGAGGCGGCCAAAAACGTCAGACATTCCTTATCTCTTAAAATTTTTGGATGGTCAGAAAAGAAATTCTGGGAACGATGGTATTGGCTTTATAAGAAATATTTTAAGAATATAGATGAAAAAATTTTAAGGTTAGAAGGTCCGCTTGGCGCAATTTCCAAAAAACTAACCAAAGATAATCTTATTCCTACTGCCGATCCGGACATATACGTAGAAAGTTCTTATATCATAGAGAATAAGAGAAATGATGAGTATCAGAAATTTATGGCGTTAGCCAATATGGCTATGCAGGATCCACAAACTAACAGAAAATTTGTGTTTAGAAAGTTGGCAAAAATTCTTGGGCGGAAGAATTCAGAACTGACATTAATGTTTCCGCCGACAATTGACGAACTTCTGTCGGAAGATGAGAATTTAGTTATCAATCAAAATAAACTTCCAAAGGTCAATAGCTACGATGATGATATTATTCATGTCGAAATTCATAACAAAGCGACTGACAATAAGGCGAAATTTGCACATATTGAAGCGCATAAAAAAATGATGATATTTAAGAAAATCAATCAAGCTATGTTTGCTAATCAGCAACAGCAAGGGATTCCAAACTTTAAACCAGTCCAGGGACAACAACAACAACAACCACAACAGGAATCAGGCGTTGTTGCTGAGGCCGGGCATGGTAATAATCAAGAAGAATTATGACATTCAAAAAAGAAGATATTATAAACGCATTAATGGTTTTAGAAAAATCAGACGGATGGAAAATAATATGTAAGGCTATTGATGAAAACATTAAACAAACTCAGTCTAAACTTAATGGGGAATTAGGAGAAATCACCGGGTTAGAAGAGTTACATAATCTACAGAATATGCTAATAGACAGAAAAGGACTCAAAAATTTACCGACTACGATAATTGAGAGTCTTAAAGACGCAGATTCCGTTCCGGTTGAGTTAGATCCCTATGAATAATTTCTACTTTTGTAGATATTCTGGCGATTAGTCATCGCCAAGTAAGCCGCAGTAAAAAGTATTCGCCATTACTTAATAAATACTGCGTGTAGAGGTAAAAAATATGGCAGAACAAAAATCCGACAATTATGTCGAGTTAGATGGGGTGAAGTATCAAGAGGATCCTGAGAATAAAGGTGAATTATTGCTGGGGGATGATAATAAACCTGTTCTTTATCAGGGATCTTCTAACACTCAAGAAAAAAAGACAACAGAGACAGGAGAGAACGAAGAGATAGACGTTAATTCGTTAGTGCGTAAAAGTGTCATTAAAGACAGAATCATCCAACGCAAAAACGAATTGATTAATAAACTTCGTTCAAAGGTCAAAAAAGAAACACAAGATGACGAGGAAGATCCTGAAGAGAAGGAATTTATTGACAACTCGCTGGAAGAAAAATTAGGAGAAAAACTTTCGCCGCTAACAGAAATGATTAAAAGTCAATCTGACGAAGCGGAGTTAAGAGACGTTTTATCTCACTATCCAGACGCTAAGTCACTCGAAAAAAATATCAGAAAATTCATGGAACATCCTCAGTTACAAGGTGTTTCTGTCGAAACGATTTACTTTACAATTAAGGGGAGACAGGCAGCAATATCTGAGGCTAAAAATAAAGCCGATGAAGAAGCGGAAAATGAATCTATTAATTCAGGGCATCCGTTTGCGCCGGCTCTTAAAAAATCCGGAAAGATACCAGACGTTTCAAGAATGAGTGATAAAGAAATTGAAACATTGGCTCATAACGTCAAAACCGGACAATTTTCCTCTTAATTCTTAATTCATTAATTTAATTTATATGGCGAATACTACTACATCAGAAGTTACTCATGCGATTAATAATTTCTATGATCGCAGACTTCTTATGAAAGCTGTGCCTTTATTTGTTCACACCAGATGGGCGCAGGTCCGTGATATACCGAAAAATAACACTAATATAATTAAATTCCGCAGATATACTTTGTTATCTGCTGCAACTACTGCCTTATCTGAAGGCGTTACACCTTCGGGTAGTCAGCTGTCAATTACTGATGTTACAGCAACAATTGCCTACTATGGTGATTACGTTACTCTTACTGATGTATTATTGACTGAAACCTTAGATCCGGTATTAACAGAAACGGCAGAATTGCTCGGCATTCAGGCCGGTGACACACTCGACCAGATTACCAGGAATGTTTTAGCCGCAGGTACGACCGTCCAATATGCGAGTACAGCGACTTCTACCGCAACAGTAGCGGCCGGCATGAAGATAAGCTTAGCCGAAGTACAAGAGGCTGTTAAAACCTTAAAAGGCAATAAGGCTCGTAAAATTACTTCAATAGTTGATGCCAGCACTGGTTTCAATACCAGTCCTATTCCGGCTTGTTATATCGGTATTGTTCATCCAAACACTACGGCTGTTCTTAAGAATTTAGCAGGTTGGATTCCTGTCGAACAATATGGCCAGAAAAAAGCCATGGAAGGAGAGGTTGGCACTTTAGATGAAGTTAGGTTTGTTGAAACGACTAACGCTAAAGTTAAAGAAGATTCAGGCGCCGGAAGTATTGACGTATATTGCACTTTGATTCTTGGAGATCAGGCGTATGGTATCAGTAGAATTTCAGGAGCGGCTCTTAAGAATATAGTTAA